AAGCATTGGGACTAATGCTGAAGGGGCTACCTGCTGTGTGCCGTCTGGGTCTTCAAGCCAAAGCCCGTGACCATTTACGACATCAGAATTAGCGTCAATCACAGCCTTAACTTCTTGAGCTATAAACCCATGATGGGCTTTACCTACGCCGTATACTGGATCAGAGGAGTCTGCATCGTACTGTGGCAGGGTATCTGCAATAGCGTTTTTGGCGTTCCACTTAAATGTGACGGGACGCAAAGCATTGATGAATGAAAGTCCTACTGTTGAATCCGCAACGTCTTTCTTCAATCGTTCATCAGAAGCTGCTGCCCAAGAGGTATCAGAGCCGTCTAAGTTAAGTGTTGCATTACCTGCTGATGTTCCAAGTCTAACTGTGTTAGTTCCACCACCATTAATAGCACTCCCGAAGAGTAGTTCATTATCTACACCTGCGGCACTTCTATTAAGAGCGTACCCTACAAAAGTGTTGGAGCTTCCTGTAGTAACCGCATCTCCTGCAAGAGCGCCCACGAATGTGTTGTTTGTGCCCGTACTTAATAACAGCCCCGCAGACTTTCCGACCGCCGTGTTGTAAGTGGATGTATCTGAAGTTACATTAAAAGTGTATAAAGCGTCATTACCCACTGCAACATTGCCATTACCGGCAGTATTTGAGCGGAGTGAAGAGTAACCTAACGCTACATTTTGATCACCAGTACTATTTGCAGTAGCGCTTAAACCGCCAACAAAAGTGTTTAAAAAGCCTGTGGTTACTCCTACGCCTGATTCATAACCTACAGCCGTATTAAAGGTATTTGTGGCACTTGTAAAGTCTTGTGTAGATAATGCTGCATAACCTATTGCAGTGCTTTTACTACCTAACTCATCTTTATCTAAAGCAAACGCACCTACAGCAACGTTGAAATCAGCGTCAGTTAAAAGTTTACCTGCTTCCGCACCAACATAAGTGTTATTAATGCCTGAGGTTTGGTCGGTTCCTGCGTTTTTACCTAGGGCAGTATTATTAGAATTTGTAGAAGCTCCAAACTGCTGGGCCTGTAACGTTTCATAACCAAGAGCGGTGTTTCCTATGCCTTTTAAGTCATTGCTTAGTGCTTTATAACCTACTGCCGTGTTGTAAAATGCCGCAGTCAGAGCATCACCCGCAAGAGCACCAATTATCGTATTTTGAGTGCCTGTGGTAACTGATTCACCCGCACTATAACCTACTGCTGTATTATGAGCAGAAGTAGAACTTGTAAAGTTTTGTAATTTTAAAGCACCTCTACCAATAGCTGTTGAATAATTACCTTTAGTCTCAGCACTTAATGCTAAAGAACCTATTGCTGTGTTGTCTTGTCCAGTATTAATTGCATCTGCTGCTTCAGAGCCAACAGCAGTATTTCTTGTACCTGTAGTATTTGCTCCTAAGGCTGAATTACCAACTGCCGTAACGTGTGATGCACTTGTATTACTAGCTAAAGAATTATATCCTAATGCCGTGTTTACAGTCCCTGTTGTATTTATGGCTAAAGCATTTTTACCCAATGCTACGTTATTTCCGCCTGTGGTGTTTGCCTCCAGAGCAAAATAACCCACCGCTGTATTATTAGAAGCCGTAGTGTTATCTCTTAAAGCGGCATATCCTAATGCGACATTATCATCGCCCGTAGTGTTTGTGCTTAAACTAAATGCGCCTAAAGCCACATTGTTACTTGCGGTGGTGTTTTCTAATAAAGCATTTGTACCAACTGCTGTGTTGTTATTTGCCGACGTATTTGATCCTAACGCATTTATCCCCAACGCTACATTTTGTATACCTGTGGTGTTTGCCTCCAGTGCTTGACGACCAACGGCAACATTGTTTTCCCCTGTGTTAGTAGACAAAGCATAATAACCTATGCCGACATTTGAGCCGCCATTGTTTGAAGTAGAACCTAAAGCGAGTGTTCCAATAGCGACGCTATAGTTTGCTGTAGTATTACCACGTCCAGCATTAAGACCAATTGAGATGTTGTCTTGACCAGTGGTATTAGCTGAAGATGCTTGAGTACCAATGGCAACATTTTGAATGCCTGTGGTGTTTGCGTATAAAGCATGGTAACCAAGAGCTGTATTATTAGCTCCTGTTGTATTTGTTAATAAAGCATCGTAACCAACTCCTGTGTTTTGTGATGCGGTTGTATTATTAAGTAAGGCTCCTTGACCTAAAGCAACATTAGAACCACCTGTTGTATTATAGAATAATGTTTTTCTACCTAAAGCTGTGTTATTACTACCTGTAGTGTTTGTGTATAATGCCTGAAAACCAAAAGCTGAATTTTCAGCACCAGTAGTATTTGAATTTCCTGCTTGATAACCTACTACTGTATGTGAATGACCTGTGGTGTTTGCGAGTAAAGCATGAAAACCAACTGCGGTGTTGTTAGATGCTGTTGTGTTTCCATCAAGAGCTCTAGTGCCAACAGCCGTGTTATTTGAGCCGCTGGTGTTGTTCTCTAGCGCAGATGTGCCAAATGCAGAATTGCTTTCCCCACTAGTAGTAAAGCCAAGAGCATAGCCACCAAATGCTACATTACCGATTTTGTAGCCGCCCGAAGATGTATCCGCACTTAAAGCAAGATAACCGACTGCCGTCTTGTATGATCCCGTCGTGTTTGCATCTCCTGCCGCATAACCTACAAAAGTGCTGTTATCACCCGTAGTAATCGCAGTACCTGCTTCATCGCCCACAACAACATTATAATTACCACCGCTTGTGATGCTGTTACCTGCGTTGACGCCTGCGATAAAGTTAGAGGTTCCTGCTGTAGTAGAATGAAGTCCTGCACTTGTCACGCTAGAATTAAACGTAGCCGCTCCTGCCGCGCTCATATCAAGGGCAAGGGCCGTAGTTGTGACACCACCGTCATTTCCTACAAAAGATATATCTTTATCTTGAGTGTCGTTCCGTATTAATAGGTCTTGACTTGAGCCTTGGAACCTACCAAATTCAGAACCAGCGTCTCGTAAGAAAACGTCACCACCATCAGCATCAAGGATGATGTCACCTGCAACGTCTAGGGTTAAATCGCCAGAGCTTAGGGCAATCGTAGTGCCGTCAATGTTGATGTTGTCAATGTCTATGCCAGCGTCTGCCGTTATCTTACCTGCTGATACGGTCGTACCAGATACATCAAGGTTGCCGTTCAAGTCTACAGTAGTAGCCGCAATCTGAATCTCAGTATCTGCGACAATGTCTAACTGGCCATCTGCGCTTGAATTAATGTAGATGCCGGTGTCGCGGAATTGAATCTTCTGATCGGTGGTGGTCGTATTACCAGCCGTCAAAACCTCAGCCAGCGTATCGGTCACACCGGGATCAACTCCCAGCATCGCGTCTACAACAGCAGCTCCGCTGCCTGCGCCATCTAAATAGACCACTGCCGTTTTGCCGGTCAAGATCGTGACGTTCGCGCCTGAGCCTTGGCTGATTGCGATTGATTGAGAGCCAGAAGTTGCGTTCTCGATGAACATGACGCGAGATACCGTATTAGGCGCAATCGTACAAGTCCTCGTCGCGGTCAAACTTCCTGCTGACGTAATCTTGAAATACATTGCGCGAGCTGGATCAGAAGCACCGTCTGCAACAGTAGTTGTCGCATCTGCATCTGAGCTAAAGACTTGCTGAGTAGCGTAACCTAGTGCTTCACCGATAAGTTCTAAATTGGTATTGGTGGAAGTTCCCCAAGTTCCCGATTCATCGCCTGTTGCGATTTCTTTTAATCGAAGGTCATTTACATAAGTTGCCATTTAAGCTACCTCTTGCCAATTTGGTGTTTGGCTGTCATTAACATTCGACCAGCCTGCTGTTTGAGATTCATCAATATTTTGCCAATTTGAGTCTTGCCCCGGAATAATTGGTCCCCAGACCAAAACTTGTGCGACTTCACCTTGACCGCTAACTCCAGTAGGGATAACAACGACTTCACCGCTAACAGTAACACTACCGATTGCACCCGTTGCCGAAACACCCGTAACCGAGAAAACATTATCGGTTTTTGTTGTAACAGTGCCGACTGCACCCGTTGCTGAAACACCTGTCGGAACAACGTTTGCTGCTGAGGTGACAGTAACACTTCCAATTGAACCTGTGGCTGTAACGCCTGTCGGAACAACTGTCGCCGCTCCTGAAATTGTAACCGAACCCGTTGCACCTGTCGCAGTAACGCCTGTCGGAACAACTGTCGCGTTGGCAGAAATTGTAACTGTTCCAACTGCTCCTGTTCCGGCAACGCCCGATACAGAGACAAGTGCATCAGCCGATACCGTAACCGTGCCAACCGATCCGGTGGCAGCAACACCTGTAACAGAAATGATCGAATCTGCTGTAACAGTGACACTTCCGACCGCTCCGGTCGCAGAAACACCTGTAACTGCCACATCTGCATTAGCCGATACTGTAACCGACCCAACAGACCCTGTCGCGGAGACGCCAGTGACTGATACATTCGCATCAGCAGAGACTGTCGCGGTTCCGACCGCTCCGGTCGCAGAAACGCCAGTGACTGATACATTCGCATCTGCGACAATAGTGACCGAACCAACACTACCAGTCGCTCCCGGTACTGAGACACCTTCACCCCAAGGGCCTTCGCCCCAACCGTGGGTTGAGCTATTCCATCCGTCAAATGCAACGATAACATCGGCCACATGTTAGTCCTATGCGATTCTTATAATCGCGTTACTTGCGTCAGCTGTAGGGAATTGAATCGTAAAATCACCCGAGGTAGACGTTTTATCCCCACCAAAAGCTAACGAACAAACAGCAGGATCACCGGATTGAGTGTCATTATAGATTAATGCCCCATTCGCTGTCACTGTCGCATTTGAAAACGTTAAGTCTGAAAAATCAGTGAACCCAGTAGTTCCTGAACTAGTTGGGTTTATATTAGTTAAAGCTGCCCCACCTGCAGAATAGTTAGTTCCAGAAGCTTCGTTAGTGGAACTATAGGCTGTTGTTGCGGCACCTAAAGTTGCGCTAGACGTATATAACGCTAATTTAAAACTATTGCCCCCAGAGGCTAGGAAATTATGTTTTGCTTCTAATAATTCTTTCTTAAAAGAAGTACACATTGCTGTTGCGATTGCCATTATAAAGTCCTCAATATTTCAGCCATATCAACATGACCGTTTGATTTAAATAAATTGTATAACGTTGTTCTATCACTCTTTATTGCCTGATCGCATGCAGATACGATAACCCAGTACATGCGTTCTTTAAACGCTTCAGCTTGAGCTTTTATCGCTGGGTCAGCTGTCTCACTAATACTAATTATCTTATCTACTGCGTTTGAAGCAATCTCTTTTGAAGTAAAACCTCTGTTGCAAGTAGTTTGAACATTCACCTGACCTACAGTCGTTTCAACAGCAACACTAAACATTATCCAGTCCTCGAGATATCATAACGGTATTCGTCCCGCATGCCATAACCTTCACCGAGCTTATTAAGCCCTAATAATGATTCTTGGAATCTTTGCTCATAGTTAGCTAGTTCTTCCGGGGCTTTTAGGAAGTTTACCGCTTCAATCAGTGATCCGTATAGTATTGAGTTAGGTGCGTTAACGGATAGCCATGTTGTTCCTGAATCGGCACCAGCTGTTAATGAATCTGGTCGATACTTATAATGCAGTTCAAAAGTGTAATTAACTCCAACACTTGGTTGATTAGGGGTAGGGGCTAAGAAAAAAGTCGTATCATCAAATTGTGAAAAGTACAACGGAAGCCCGGTTACAGTAGGGTTCGGAGAATAATCCCGCATAAACGAAACATGCTTAAATAATAGATAGGTATACACATTAGAATCAATTACGGCAAGACTTAATGGAGCTAAAAAATCAGTCGGCATTGATAAATAAGGGTTTCCACCCTCCGCAGTACCCGTTACGTTTTTACGAAAAACAGGTAGTTCTACCGCTTTTAAAATCCGTTCTTCAGCTTCTTGAATAAATACCGGAAGATTAGACGTAAAGGTTGACTCAGAAACTTCACAGTAATCTTGAATAGCTGTTTTTAATTGTGCGTAAGTAAAACTCATGAGTTCACCACCGTTACGGTTCCGATTTCACCTGTTGCAAAAACACCTTCAAAAGCAGTTCCGATAGGGTCTGCTGTAGTCGGAGACGGTCCTCCTATATCAACCCCGGTATCGGTTACTGTTTGAGGCCCTGTAGTTCTAACTAAACCTAACTGCGCTTGCGGTAGCGGGATCTCTGGTCTAGCTTGTCTTAATGCTTGAGGATCAGTTAAATGGTATGTAGGCTCTAACTGAGGACTTTTAGGCTCATAACATTCTGAACAAACCTTAAAACCTGTCCACTCCATTCGCATTTTTAAATACGGGGTTCTAAAGCCGCACCTATCACAGACTCCGTATGAAAACTTTCCTGATGCATATGCCATCAGACATAACTACGTTGAGGAACTAAATGTACCGAAGATCGATCTTCATCGTATTTCATAGCACTTACAAGATTTTGCTCGTAAAGTCCACCAAGTAATTGAGCTTTTTCAGGATTCTTTTTTAACGCTAAATAAAACGCTAAACCAGAAACTAAACAAGGCATAAATCGACTCGGGATATCTACGTCATTAACCGCTGCGTCAATATCTTGGATTCTTTTCCAGCGAGAGGAAAGTAAGATATCCGTTGAATTCTCAGGAGCTGGCCAAACATATAACGTAGGGGTTATTGTTCGTTCAACATAGTATTGGGTACATCGAGCCTGAGTATTTTTATTCGGAATATTTAAATACTCATTGCGATCAATCCGATCCATTTGAAAATCAGTTTGCTGTCCATTAGTGGTTCTACGAATAACGGCATCTAAAATGTCGATATCGTATTCGTTTAACGGATAGGAAACTTGACCTTCAGTCAAAGTAAGAGATACTTGCTCAACTTCCCAAAGCTGAATGCCACGGTTAGACCAATCTGCAAACATAATGTTCATAGACCGTCTAGCCGTAACACCATCGTATCCGGTACGATACTCAAGTCCTGCTAATTCAAACGCTTCCTCAATTGCAGTGGCTGCATTTAAACTAAAGTCCCTAGTTCCAGAAGTCGCCATATTAGTAATGCTTTAGTAAATTAAGAACAATAACATAAGTATCGCTCGTGGCTGCTCCTAATGTGGTTAACTTTATATCGCCTGTTTTACCATCACCAGAAGTATTTACTAAGCCTCCGAAGTCACTAAAGTCCATATGCCCATTACTAGCTTCTGCAAGAGCTAAGGCAATTGTATTAGCCGTGGCTCCCCATAACAGTTGAACCTGTGTAAAACCTGTTACGGAATGCGCGACTTTTTCTATAGTAACTCCAGAACATACCGTTCCATCAGCTTTTGCAGATAAACCACTTACATCGACCTTCGTAACGGCACTTTCACCAGTGCCGTCTGAAAGGTTAGTAATTTGAATAACTGCCCTATGAAGTCCATCGGAGATGGTTGTCGTTGAGACTGCATCTGCCATTGTTATTCTCCCATATTAAGACTATTAAGCATCAGCAAAAGGAGTAACAATCGTTCCTGAACCTAGCAATAAAGAGTCATGAACTAAGTACGTTGTAGCGTCAATCGCAGTAATTTTAATAACACTGCCGACGAGTCCACCCTTAGTTGAGCCGTTTAAGGTAATGACATCGTTAGTTGCTGCAGGAATAAACGCTTTTTTAGCTCCATCATCTACAGCAACCATTGCCGCGCCAACAAACTTGTCAGTGCCGTCAGTCAAGATATCAAGATCAGTCGCTGCGGTTTCTACATAAAAGAAAAACGAAGCGCCCGTATTGTTTGCTTGACTCGGAGCCGTTGGATCGTTAGGGGTAGTGACGTTAATAGCGGGTAAGGTGAACTTGCCGTCTGCGTCATTTAACAAAATGATTTTGCCGGCATGCGCAGCTACAGTAAGTGTAGTGTCTGCGGCAAGGCTGACTGTGCTGTTTACGCCTGCGGTAATAAAACCAGCTAAGGATTTAACGGGACCAGAAAAAGTAGTTTGTGCCATGGTGTTCACCTCTTTACGAAAGGATTCGTTTTAGTATCTTCGTAACGTCTGCTGGGACAGTTACTAAAACTCATTATACCCAGAAAATAAAAGGGGGGTATACCCCCCTCTCAATTAAGCGCCGGGGGATCCGAAAATACCACGCCAGTCACTAAAGCCAAAGCTATATCGTTCTCTCGCTTTATAACGAACATTTCCGGTTTCAAAATCACCTTCCATGTTAGTTGATACAGGAGTACGAACAAAGTGCTTCAGTCCATTAGGTACATCAGTCTTCAAGAAGAAGGCATCAGTATCCGACAAGAAATGATTGACAACGTAGCCTTCAGGGATCATTCCCATATTACGCATAGCGTTGATATCATTATCAGCTGTTCCAACTCGTCCCGGAGTGTTAAGCAGACGATCTGCTACAAACTGGAGTGAAGAAGGAATAATCAGCTTACGAGCCTGTGCATTAATCTTCAGACCGCGCTCATCTTCAAATGCAGCAATATCAATTAAGGCTTGCTCCAATGAAGTTTCGTTAAGGTCTGCAGCGGTTGCCAGCTCATTAGACTGAGTTTGGTTAGATACAGTCGGATGGTCAGTAGCACAAAGCTCTTTACCATCACCACCAAGGAAGCCTGAATTAAACGCATTGTTTAATACGTTAGCACCTTTGATGTTTTTAGTCTGCATCATGGATCGAGCGAGTGCTCGAGTATATCTAGAAGAAAGTGTATCGTAGAGATTATCTTCGATAGCTTCCTCAGTCAGCCCAAATGCCAAAGCAATTGTCTCATGCGTGTAGCGTGCAGTATATGACTCTTGAGCAGTGTCATATGTTACATTACTACCTTCGCTTTTAACAGGTGCTTCGCCAAAGCCTGTCAACATTACTTCTTCCTCAAAAGCTCGTTCTGAACTTTCAGTGTCGAAGATGTCTTCATACTCAGCTGAGTACCGATCATATTCCAAGCCAAACAGAGCGTGTAGGCCGGGAACAAGCTCTTTTACGAGTTGTGCTCTATTAATCGCCATTAGTCACTCTCCCTAGACTGCGAACGTGTTAGTGGGGAACGTAAAGAAGGCTCTAGCAGAAGCACCAATACTATTGCTTGGTGAATCTACGAAACCTACACAAAGAGCCACACCGGAACTAGTAGTTGCGGTTACACCCTCTTTTGAACGTCCGTTATTGGTTGAACCCGCAGTAGTACTAATAGTGTACTTACTACCGATAAAGCTTACAGCAGGAGTACCTGCGGTAAATTGCGCTTCATAGATAATTGCTGGATCTACATACACATAAGCTTCGGCATCGCCGGAACCGAGTGTAGCTAGAGAAGCACTCCACTGATTAGACCAAGTTGGTGTCCCATCGGTAGCAGTATACTGCACACCGTAAAAAACACCTGCGGGAGTACTTGTCGCTGTACCCTGAATAATATAGCCCGAAGAAAGCGTCACAACATCGCCACTAAAAATAGCAGCACTAGTACCACTTGCAATACGCATTTTCTTGGGTCTAATAATCCCACCATACATGTGGGAGGCGGGTGTAAAGCCGTTAGGGGCATCTACGTTTGCCATTTTAAAACCCTCCTAAAGAGTCATGAGAAAAGTTACTCGGCATCAACTTTACGTCGACTACCGAACTCAGTTTTTGAGTTCCTTTGAATGTCACCCTTTCGGATAGGCATTCTAGGATCACTATCTCGCATTAAATCGTTGTCGACTCCGTACAACTGGCTATCCGTTACCTGTTTAAAGTAAGCGTTTCGCTCAGATACAGTTTCTTCAGGAATTTTTGCGAGAATTAGCCCACCAACTCCAATCACACCCGCGTGCCTTCCGTCGTCAATAGTGGGGGCATCAAAATCGGGATAATCCTCTGCTTTCACAGGTTCAAATCCTTCACGAATACGCTTAGACATATTCGCTCGATCGTCATGTCCTCTGACTTCGGCACGTATCCACCTGTGTTTAAATCCATCAGGTGCTGTAGGGGCATCAAGCATTGAAGGCGGTTGCCATGGTTTTCTGCGAGTTTTAGATTCTCGTGCTTCAGCAGATCTGGAGACTCGATCTGTCATTTTATTCTCCTTAGACGTATTTTGCATACTCTTCAACGGGCACACCAATTCTTTTTGCAATTGCAACTTGTGAGGGTGTGAGACTCACTTTGCGTGCTCCACGATTAGCTGGACTAGCTCCACGACTAGAACCGGCTACTTGCTGTGACTGCACGTGTTTCGGCTGTTCAAACTTATGGGGAAAATTCTCCCTAAGCTGTGAATTAAGTTCTTGATAATACTCATCGGAAGTAGGATCAATTCCCCCTCGTTTAAGATCTTCATCAATCGCCATTGCCGCACTCGTCATAATTCGGTCTTGACCAAACCATGAATTCTTTTCGGCCCACGCTTCAGCTTTTACATCTCTAGGCGGGGGCTGTTTTGGTGAATTTACTTGATTAGCTTGACGATTACTAGTCAGTCTTCGTCTATTTTCTAATTTTTGACGGTTTTGAGCTTTTTGAACATTTTGATTTTCTAAAGCAGTTTGCGCTACAGCTTCGGTAGCTAAGGCGATTGCTTCAGAATCCCCTAGATCTTGAGCTTCTCGTAAAGCTCGTCTAGCTCGCTCACTGTCAGACTTAACTCTAGCCTGATACTCGTTAACTAAACTAGCGTCTGAAGAAGACAGTCTAGTTTGTAACGTAGATTTTTCCTTACTTAGATTTTGAGCGTAGTTAATCGCTTCATCCCGCTGACGCTCAGCTTCCCTCATCCGATAAGTTAACTTATCAATTCTCTTTTTTACAGTATCACTGTAGTCTTCTAGTTCGGCGGCTTGATTAGGCTCCTCACTAAAATCTGAGTCGGGTTGACCTTCTTGAATGACATCAGCAGCGTGAGTGTCGACTTCTTCGTCAGGTAGTATTAATTCAATTTGTTGTTCGGACATGAGTCCTCCTTATTGCAGAATAGATTCAGGATCTGAGATAACAGCTAAAATCTCATCGTCGTTTAAAAGACGCATATCGCCTCCTTCAATACGAAAACGAGCACCAGCATATCTCCCAAAAATTACCCAGTCACCTTCCTTACACCAAGGTCCGTTAGGGAATTTATCTGGATCTGCATATGCACTTGGTCCTAAAGAAACGACTAAACCAACAATTGTGGCAATCTTTTCTTTATCCAGTGTTTGTTTCGCAAGCATAATCCCACCACGGGTTTTTTGGCTTGGTTCAAAAGGCAGAATTAACATTCTGTATCCTGTCGGAACAGGAAGCTTATCAGCGTGTGTATCTATATTTTCAGCTGTAATTTTATTTTCTTCTGGAACACTATGTTCTTCTGAAGAACCGAAATTTAGAACACGATCGGGTACTGTTGGGTTAGTCATCAATCTCTTCCATTCTTGAGTGCAGGTTTACTATTTCTTGCTCAGTGAAATTTAAACCTGAAATTTCCCCAGCAATACGCTGGTACTGAGCAAAGTCTTGTGCGCTTCCCGTAGCAAGCGTATGCGTGAGCGCGTTTTGACGCTCACGAATTTGTTTAAGTAAATACTCCGAGTACTTAATAAAGTCCATAAATTAATTTATGTAACTTGTAAAAGAAGTACCTTTAGTCGCAGCACCAACTCCTTTAATCTTTTTCTGTTCACCAAGCTCAGAAACTACACCAACTTTAACATCTTTAGCCTGAGCAAATCCTTTATCAGAAGCTTTCATAGACTCTACTGAAACTTTCTTTGGACGTTTGTCCCCCGGACCGGGGTACTTTTTTTCTTCAAACCTCATTGTGATTTACCTCGTTTTTTTAGCCCTTGACTTACTGGTCCCCTTTTTGGAGGAGGTCCTTTTTTAACGCCTTTCATTACTTCTTCGCCTTAGCTTTTGCCTTAGCTGATAACTCGTTTAAATGAAATAACTTTACACTTGTTTTAGTGTGTGTTTTGTTACTGTGTAAACTTCCATCAGGCATCTTATGGTTAGAACCTTTATGCTCTGTGCCATCTTTCTTATAATGTTTAACGCCTTTCATTAGGTCTGCTCTCTTGATTCTTTAACTAATCTAGCTAAGTTTGTTAGGTTAGTATCTGCAGAGCGTTCGTCACGGAGTTCTACTTCTCGTAAATCTGCAGCGATTTTAACATCGGTTTGACGTTCTTGTGAATCGATCTTTTCAAGCTCTAACTGACCTTTTTGTTCGACTTCTTTTTCTCGAAGTCTTAGCTTCTCAGCTTCAAGTGCCATCTGCTGTTCGAACATCTCACGTTGTGGATCTGGGACTTCCATCGCCTGTAGCAATGCCTGCTCTTGACCTGTAATTTCTTGAGTAGCTTGCGCAGCCGCCATCGCAATTTGATTCTCATACTCAGGAGGAATCTGAGGCATTTTACCATCAGGTCCGGGTTGCGGTAATTGAATACCTTGTTGAGACAATAACTGCTCAACTTGTAATCGATATTTCAACGCCTGATGCTGCTGTATGTGTGCATTTAAGGCTTGAACCGCAGCAGGGTTTTGAGCCGCAGCAGGGTTCTGACTAAACGATAAATGAGTCTGAATATGCGCATCATGATTCTGTTGAATAAATGCTTGCAGAGGAACAGTTTGTAATGAATCTTGGTTTTCCTGTACAGGATCTTTAGGTGCAGGAGGTGTATCGGGAATCAATATATCATCGATATCCTGAATATTAAGTGCGATATACATCTTGCGGAACGCAGCTTTTAGATTATGGATCTGAGGAGCACTCTGAGCCATCTGAAGCTGTGTCTGTGCTAAAATGATTCTCTGCGTAGTACTAAAGATATTAGGATCAGATACAGGGATAACATCAACTTGATTGCCAAAGTCTTCTCTGAATACGGTTTGTTGTGCTCCCTGCACCTGATATGGGTATTCAGGGGGTAATACCTCCCCGAAAATTCTTTTTAAAATCTTAAACTCACTCTTCTGAGCCCAATGCAATCGCTTATGGATTGCTGAAATAACTCTTTGGCCTCGCTCAAGCATTGCTATCGTAGAACCAACCGGAGCGTTTTGATTAGCTTCTGCACCACCTTGGTCTATTACAGAAGCAAACCGTTTCCCTGATTCGACTAGAACACCTAAGAGATTAGATAAAGTGGCACTTGGCTCTTTATAGGGTAACGGTAGGAATGAGTCTCGGATAGTTCCTCCGGGAGTATCGACATCACGCCACTCTCCCGGTTGAATTGGATCATCAGCTCTCTGGATATTTAAACCTCGAGACTTAAACCCAGCCGGTAAATTAGCAAGCGTTCCCGCGTCAATTAGCTGTCGCAACAGAGAAGTAGCCGATTTAGTTACACCACCAATCATATGAATTAAACCAAAGCCGTAAAACCCTAAGCCCGGTAAAAACTTGTAATGAGTGAAGTATTCAATCTTCTTTCGCAGTGGGTCTTCTTCTGAGTAATTCCTCCGAATACTTAATATGTCTCGAGTATCTTTGCAAATTGTGACGATATACGGAACAGCTATGCCCGTAATCTCACCGTCAAGATTTTCATGCTCGAAGCCTTTAATATCTAACTCTGTATGAATCTCTAATAACGTAAACTCACGATCTTGTTGCGAAGGACTTACGCCTTCAAGCTCGTTAATTTTTTCTTGTACAGAAGATTCTTCTACTAAACCCGGAGAAGACATTGGAGTATCACGGTAGAACCCTGATAACTTTAATTTTAACAAATCGTTTTCAGTCATGTGAATAACATGAGTGATTCGAGGTGTAGTGATTAAATCAGTTGTGTAATAAGGAACTACTAAATCTTCAGACTTTACAAATCGAGAAACCGCTCGACCGATAGTTGGGTCATAGTAGCTTTTCTTAAACGCAGAACCAGATAAGGGGAGATAGAACAATAGCTGATCCATTTCAGGATCGTACTCTTCCATCTTATACATAATCTGGTAATTCATAAAATTCTTGACCCGATTAGCTTGCATTAGCTTCGGATCACTAAGTTTACCCATTACCTTAGTATCGACAGGACCACCTGCGGGTAACAGCTCTTTATACGCTTGAGCTTGAAACTGAGTAACAGCTTCGGCAAGCAACGGATGGTAAACACCGCTCGCACCTTGGAATGGTTCGCTTCTAGGGTCAGATTTTATCCCTAATAACTCAAGACCATCTTTAAACGTCTCGTACCAATCTTTTCGAGACTGTAAATCGTCTTCATACGCAGAAGTTAGCTTAGAAGCAATAAGACCTAAGTCAGATCGGTCTAAATACTCTGCGATATTATCGTCAAATTCAATATCAGGCTCTTCATCGGGATCAAACCCTAAAGTGCCTTCGTTTTCTTCGTTAAAAAAGACATCAATGCCGTCATCAAAGTTAGGATTTCCCTCAACTTCGATTTCAACAAAAGAATCGTCCATGTAATCAGCAGTATCAGACATAATGGGCAACCATACCTAGATTTTTTCTAATAATATACCCTAACCTTCGGATAATACTCTTCTTCTTCCGAAAAATCACTTTTTAACTGTAAAAATCCGCCAGTTCTAAAGCGCATTAGGGCCAATGTTGTCGCATCTACTAAATCATCGTTATCGCCGTTGGGAAAATCACTAACTTCGTCTACTAAGTCTTCTGCCCAGCGGTTTTCTGGAACCCAAACTTTGCCATCTTGGAAAATTGGGCTAACAGAGTTCAATCGAGCAATTTTATCCTGCCCTCGATTCGGTGAATAGGTGTTAATTGGAATTCCTAACCGCCGTAATTCCTGCGTTAAAGGAATACCAGAAGCTTTTGTCTCGATAATCATCGTATCAGGGTTCCAATACTCGTACAATCGCAAAGCTTCTTGCTTTAACTCCGGGAAATCGAACCGTTCTTTAACACAATCTAACAAAACGATATGTGCTTCATTCCCTGTGTACATATCCTCGCCGATTTTACCCTCTGGGTAAAACACACCCCACGTTGTAATCGCGGTATAGTCAGCTCGCTCCGATTTTAGGAACGCCGTATCGTAACTTTGAATCAAATAATCACAACTTGGCGGGTTATCTTTAGGCCAAATCTTAAACCACTCTTTAGGAATGATCGAAATACCTTCACCCGTAGGGCGCTGCATATACTGAGCAGCCCATTTAGAAGGGGGGATAGAAGACTTCGTTGCCTCTAACTCCTCAAGACTCCAAAACTCAGGCCATAAGGGTTTACCGGAAGGAAGAATGGCTGGGAATTCGATAAGCTCCCATTTATCTCCGGTCTTCTCCTGCGTCATTTTCTTAATTAACTTACCCGTTACGTCCTTTTTAGACCAACGAGTCATTACAATAACGATTGCGCCTCCCGGCTGAAGCCGCTGTCGAGGACCCGTCTGATACCACTCATACGCTTCTTCCAAAGCTTTATCAGAAAAAGCATCTTGTTCAGAATGAGGGTCATCAATAATAAACAAATCCGCACCACGACCAGCTAATGCACCCCCAATACCGGAAGCGTAGTACTGACCACCTTGCTGCGTATTCCATTTACCCGCGCTTCTTGAGTCTGACTTTAGTTCAGTCCCCGGAAAAATCTCAGAGTATTCCTCGCTTTCAATTAAATCGCGAACACGACGACCAAAGTTAATCGCCAAATCTGCCGTGTGCGTTGCTTCGATGATTTTTAACTTAGGACGCTTACCTAACAAATAAGCCGGGAATAAATACGAAGCAAATTCAGACTTCGTATGTCGAGGGGGCATGTTGATAATTAAACGCTTTATCTCACCAGACGCAATCTTATCGAAAGCATCTGCCATCTTTTTATGATGCGCCCCCGCAATAAAGTCCGGCCAAATGATCTTTACAAAATCATAGAAGCTCGCCGCAGAACTTTCTTGCTTTTCTCTTTTT